GGCACAAATACACTTTTCCTCTTCAAAAATTCGAATTCTTCCGGGGGCAAGAAATCGAGGAGTTTACTCTCTTTATCAGGCATGGTGTACGTTTGACCATACTTTGCCAAAAACTCAGAAGCTCCTTTAATCGTGAAACGATCAATCTTTGGACTCACAGATCCGATATTATCATCTCCATAAGTAATTAACTTCACGTATTCACGAAACTTCTTTCGCGTGGGAAAATCATTGGCAGGATATTCACTATAAAAGAAACAGCGCAAGTTCAAACTGCCACAAATCCCATTAATGATCACTGTTAAAGAATTTCCACTAATATGAGTACCTTCAGTCAAACCGATAAGATCCCCATTGTAAGCAATGACAGCATAAACTAAATCACCTGACATCGATTCCATAATAGTCAAATCTTCATTCGAGTAATCACACTCGCGTGCGAAATCAATCATAATTCTCAATGCGGCGAAGATCAATTGAGAGGGCAATTTTTGATCATATTTGCCATAGTCTCCACCAATCAATCTATTGTCGCCAAAATGGAAAATGTGCTCATGCAATTCCTGCCATTCGGGTCCATGACTGTTGATGCCAACAGCACATTCTGAAACTTTGGGATTAAATTGCATAACTCGCAATATGGGCAAGAAGTACTTTCTAACCAAGAAAGTGAGGGCTATGGGATTACCATAGAAAATCCTACACTTTGGTTTTGATAGCACTTCATCCTTCTTGCAAGCTTTTGCGATAGTATAAGCACGTTCTCCTCGTCGATAACAGTCCTCACAACGAGCAATCTCATCGACAATTTCTTCATCGAACACTCTATTATTTGGTTTCGCGAATGTCGGTTCCAATTCCGTAACGAAACGGCGCTTGGAACCTCCCAAAGGATAACCTATAGAAGTGTTCAATGGAATAGCGTCAATGAATTTCTTGCCAGGAATTCCGCACAAATTTTCATGATCCGTTAAGGGACATGATTCAGTCCACAACCTATCGCGAAATAGGGGGATCATATCTTCCTTGTAATCCTTTATTGCCATGATAAGCAAATTGGGATCGTATGGATGGGCAGGCACAGCAAGATTGGCTAAACAAGTTTGCCAACCGAAATACTGTGGCTCCATCACGGGTGGACCATAAATATTTGGGACTCCTAGAACATCTGTGACGTGTTCACTCATCTTCGTAACCTGAACACTCGATCTGAAAGTCGACATGCCAGGGCAAGTGCCATAAAATTCAACTTGCGAATCTTCAGGCATATAATTCAAAGGACTCTTGGGATGTAGTTTCTTACCAGTAAGCACTTTAACACCTAAGACCTGAGTCTCAAATCGTTCAGCACTGCCAGATAACACAACACCCTCAATAGCCCGAAGTTGAACCAAAGCCTGCTCAATAACGCCTTTGAGCATAATTCCAGCGCAACCTTTGGGAGTACCAGAGCGCCCTCCAAGATGTATGCCCAAAATTAAGGGTTTTCTCTTGGAAATGAGAACAGCTCCACACATTCCTCTAAAGGTGTTGATGGTCAAAGCTCTGTAAACTAAGCCGACAAAATCAGCAGCACCATTACTAGTTCTGTTGACATCGGCGAGGCCACTAGCTTCCGTAATTTCACCGGATTTATCGCGCCACCGCAAAGCGAATTCTACGGTGGACAAATCACTAGTGGGCAAATATTTACGAAGATCCTTGAATGAACCACCAGAGGCAGCATAGCAGACACGAATATCCGAATTTGGCAACAAAATACTCTGCGCCACACTCAATCGAACTGCAAATTTACCCCCAGAAGTACTAGGGTCTTTTTTGCGAAATGTAACATCAAGAACTGGGCATTCGAAATAATGATCAGGGATCACGACAACATTGGAGGTTAAAAATAATCCGTTTACACGGAGTGCTTTATCACCCACAATGACAGATCCATAGACCAAATTTTTCTCAACCAATCCAATCAATTGCTCTGAGGTGGTGTTGACTGCGGAAGGACTCAATGGTAAGTCACGCACTTGAACTGATGTCCAAACATTACTCTCAGAATCTCGCTGTCTGACTTCAGCCTCCGTTCGCGGCTCCAAAGAACCTTGAGGTTTGACTTTACGCCAAGCTTTGTACACTCGAGATGCGCCATACAAGGCACCAATAACAGCACAAGCACTACACAATGTGCTAACATGCCTATCGCGCCATTGTCTGAGAATAGGAGCAATAGTATTACGATCTACAAGCTGTCGATCAAAATCGCGTTTAACGACATCAATCATGGATTTCTGCACTGTAACACCAGCGGCGAACAGAGTGGTTCCAAGAGATAATTTGACAGCGCGATCAGCTTTACGATTCAAATACATTGCACCAAAAATACTGCCCCACAACATACAAGATTTCCGCACATAAGAACTCTTTAGCTCACCCTTGTGCATCCACATCATAGCATTGCGGAATTTCCTATTTTGAAGCCAGGGAGTGGGAACTACAGACATCCAATCCCAATGTTTGGCAAAATACTTGGCAGATCCCACAATCGCCATCGTGCATGCCCCTTCAATAGCAGTATCAAGTCCAAAAAGATCTTTCTTAATTCTACCACTGATTAATGAGCCAGCACTCTGTATTGATTCGACAATCTCATCGCCAAACTGTTTTTCCATTGGTGCGCATGGCACGCAGATGTATCTGTGTTCATCACACCAACCTTGGATCTGCTTACAATCCTCATAACCGCACAAACGAAGATGCTTGCGCCTCTTCATGCGTTCTAGGATGTTAGCCTGAGCCTTGGAATGTCTGTGATAATCAAAAATCAAATACTGCACAGCCTCACGGAAGGATATCTTCTCCATTGTCTTTCCCTTCCATATGATAGACTTATAACCAGCCGAAGTCGACAATTTTTCAGGTTGAACTGCTCTCTCCAAAGTCAAATCCCAGATATCGTCAAAAACTGCTTCGGGATGAAGCTCATTAAAATCAGCAACCTTATTAGGGTCAATTCCTTGTGGTTTACCATCAAGCATTAATTGGAATTGGGGTTTTGCTTGCACAGTGATGACCACGTGCATACGGCGTTGAATCGAGTATGGACAATTTGAGTATGTGCGAGCATCCAAATCTTTGACATTCGTAGTAACGAGACAAAGTTCGGGCTCAACAAACACTTTACCTTTACTATTCAAATCAGCCATATTGGCATAGAAAGGGTTATTGTTACACACATCGATAATAACGCGAGTGGGTGGTCGCTCGACAAAATTTGACTTATCATTAGCCATGTCGTCCACTACCAAAACAAGTTTTGATGTAGTCCAATTGGACATAAACTTGTCTGAAGCATTGTACGAAGCTTGATATTCTTTGCCGGTCGGCAAACCGGCGGAAGTCAACAAAGCTGTCGTGATCTGCTCACCATAAGTAGTCTTGCCTTGACTACTCGCTCCGAACAACTCAACGCAATATGGAGATTTGCGCACGCCGGAATTGACTTTCATGGTGATATAATCATTTTTGATCTTAAGCAAGCGCATGAACTTGTCTTCAATCAACTTCTTCTCAAAAGACTTCATGGAACCAACTAGTTGCTTAATTTTTGTAGTTAAAGCTTCAAGACGGGTGTCAAATTCTTGCTCAGATATCTTGGCAACTGTCACTAAGTTACCATTCTTAACGAGATCCCACCAAAGAACGACATTAGCATACTCTTCATCGAGCTCTACAGCAGCTCTGTCATTCACCAACAAGGGTTTCAAAGATTGTTCTGCCCAACACAAAGATATATTCTCCACAAAGAATGTAACAGTGGTCAATGCAGCATCAAAAACATCTGCTGCATTACCATGCACTACCTTAATATCGGGTTCCCAGATCTTGTAATCCTTAATAGTAAAAGTAACGTCGGATGCCTTACACATCTCCATTGTCACTAACACACCAAGGAGTTTAGAAAAATGGGAAAACAACTTATTCTCCTTCACCAAAGCCCAATTGTCTCGAACATTTCTCATCAATTCAATCCAATCGGAACTACCAACCTTCTGTTCTTCACCAGATTGAGGCTCAACCTCAAAAATCTCTGAAATGTACTCCATCACATGCGTAGATAAAGCTTTATCAGAAAATTTGCGAAGATATAAAACAATCGCGGCGCACATTGCTACATAATCGTTACAACCCTGTAGAGTCACAAAAAGTGCTCCGACTCCTTCAAGTTGTACAAGCAATTCATCTCTGAAATCAATTCAAGCAAATTTTGCCAATTCTTGCATAACTCCACTGATATTTCCTAGATC